CACGGCCCTTGTTTGTGGCAGAGGCACGGCTGGGATGGACCGTTGAAGTAAGCCACTGAGGAGAACCAGTACAACCTTTGTCTGAATCCGTGTATCTGCTATCTTCAATGTAGTTTATGGGTACGCCTATTAAACATGCTGGTAAAGGTGACAGATCTGTGCCGCAATTGGAGAGATCCTTTGCGGAAGTGACCATCCATGCTGGGGATGGCGCGGGTTTTTCGGGGGGTCCCGATAGACCTCAGGGTGCACGCCCTAAACAGCGTAGATCTGATACAAGTAATAATTACCCGGTACAACAACAGCCGGGGAAATCAAAGCGTCTTGGTCACAAGCAACGCTATCGTCGCAAAATGCGATCACAGTCATCACTTGGATCCGTACCGGATTTTCGGATGGCCATGAGCTGGAAGAACCCATTCACCATCGACGAGTCGATGGAGATATCTGTAGGCAGAGCCGGAACCGTCCAGTGCTACCATCTGCACGGAGTGTCTGGAACTTTGTCAGCGAACGCGGTATTCGCACTATCTCAGACCACCTCTGCCCTCACGGGGCTCCCTGTTGTTGTAAGCGCGGCAGATCCTGTACGTGCTTTAGGTGCATTCAGGCCACAATTAGCCTGCTTCATGAGGCATCCTATCAGTGGGGAGGAGCAGCAGTTGAATGTGACTGCCGCAGAGAAGCCAACTTCAATCAACTCACGCCATGCTGTGTGTCCGATGATGCACGCTGCGCTGGTGCGGGCTTACTGGTCTGTACTCGCTGTCGCTCACTATTTGGGGATACAGGACTCGACATTCCTCCGTGCCTGTCCCTGCAAGTGGGAGATAGCGATCCCATCATCGAAGTCCCAGAGGGGCGCCCAACTCCCGGATTGGCTCAAGGCCGATTGGGGATCGGGCAGGTCGAGGGTCGAGCTTTCCGCGAGAGCCCTCTCAACCGAACATCTCATGATGATAGCCAGGGCAACAGTCCACCCAACGAAGCAGTGCCACATCATGGGACGGCAAGCACATCACAAACGGTGCAACTGCCCATCGAAGCCAGATCCACCGACGCCACCGCGGACATCTTGTCCGACTTTTTGCCCGCGGTTCAAAGCGCCGAGTTCGACAACATCGGATCAGTGGGACTCTCAGAGCCGGATCTTATCGAGCTGGACACCGACACCGTCGGAGTTCGACCCGGAGGAAATGGCGCTGATACAGGACCAGGACTAGCTGATCGGCTTCGACCCAATCCTTACCGACCTACGACTATAACATTGCCGGTGGAACCGTACCTCAAGGCTTGTGCCACGGGTGCTACGAAAGCATCAGTCTCGGTAATGATGGGGATTTTCGGATGGCGCCCCGATTTAAGACGCCCTCGACCGCCTATCGAGATATCTACTAAGGCGAACACCAAGTTCAGGGAGGCTTACCATGGCAATGCGGCGAGGCTCGCTGAACCTGGCCCAGGGGCGACTAAGATAGAGAAGCTACAATGGTCTCTCTATTGCCATCTCTCATTCGAGATGATCGGAAGACAGGTGGATTCGCAAGCATCGGCTTACCTCAAGAGGAAAGCCGAATCCTGGGCACAACGTCAAAAGGCAGACGGTGTGGTTCTGTCGCCAGAGGAATTTATGGCGATATTTGTTGAAGCTGCTTCTTCAGCATTAGCTCCATCTAGCTTTGATGCTGCCTGGGAGAAGTTTATGCGTGCTGAGGGTGACCTTGGCGTGCGTCGGCTCAACTTGCTTAGGGACGGCGTGAAGGTACAAGACTTCCGCTGGTGGGAACGACCATTAATCCCGAACTGGCTCCGAACTTCTTTTCCCCGGTGGGTAGAAGAGAAGAGACAGGTCAGGACGAAGGTCGTGATCCCCAAGTCCCAATAGCAATTCAGGGCGCGGGTGCCCTACATGGTGTGCTGTGACAGACCTCCCCTAAAGTCCATAGGCACACATGCAAAAATACTTAGTATACCGTCAACCGAATGCAATCATAAACATGTGATGCGGCAACTGATTCCACAGGTGAATTTACCAGATAATTTCAGGTGCGGCGGATTTTATGGGTGCATTAAGAATGAAGTTATATCTCTACACGAAAGGCATGCCCAAGAGGTACCACAGTGGGGCTCGAAGGCTGGCTACTTATGGGACCTGGGATTTACATTCCTACGAGAAGACTTTCCCTCACGACCGAGGGTTAAACTCACTCGCGAGGAGTGCATAGCCCAGGCCTCTGAGTGCCGACGTAATCGTATGCGGAATGCGTATCGTAATATTGATATTAACGGATGGGATGATAGGTATGCAAGGGGAAAATCCTTTGTGAAGTTTGAAGAGTTCGAGTGCACTGAAGATCTTGATCAGAAGGCATGTAGAATGATTCAGCACAGGAGCGATGAATATTGTTACACACTTGCACGATATATGAAGGTCATAGAAAAGTCTACTTTGTATAAAAGACGTTGCAATCAACGAATATTCATGAAGGGCCTCACACCCCGACAGAAGGCAAAGACGCTGCTGGCGGCAGCTGAATGCTTCCGTAACCCTGTGTTTATTTGTCTTGACCACTCTCGATACGATGCTCACTTGGTGGATCCAATAAAGCAGAGAGTAAGGGAATACTATATGGAGTTCTTCCCGGGTGACAATAAGCTTCGCCACCTTCTTCACATGCAACGAAATAATCGTGTCACGAGTGCCAATGGCGTCAAGTACCAGGTGACTGGCACTTTGATGTCAGGCGACTATAACACCTCACTCGAGGGCAATTTGGTGAATTATGCTGCGCTCCGAGTGGTTTTCCAGGATATTAGGGCGGAATATCTTGTTGATGGCGATGATTCAGTAGTTGTGTGTGATGCCCTCGATCTCAAACGAGCACATTTCGGTTTGTTGAAGGATATGCGACTTACTACTAAAGTCGACGTCCACTACAGTATATATGATGCTGACTTCTGTCAGTGTCAATACGTGGAGACAGCCGAAGGGCCAACTTTTGTCCGCAACCCCTTCAGGGTAATGTCAAGAACTTGTTACACTGAAAAGACATACGATAAGTTGGACACTTACCAGCGCCTCTTGAAGGCAGTAGGGATGTGTGAGTTTACGTGCAATCGGGGGGTTCCCGTTCTCCAGGCTTATTCTGATATGCTGATTCGTTCAGCAGGGCCTGTGGAGCATCTTTCTGGCGAGTTATCTCTTATGCTCGCCAAGCGTGGTGTCTCGCTTAATAATAAGGCACTAAATATAACCCACGAAGCTAGGTTGAGTTTCGAATTGGCGTTCGGGATTCCCCTTCATCAGCAGCTGGAGTTAGAGATGGTCTTCCAAACCACCGAGCTCCCCCTGCTGCTCCTACCTTCGCGGGACTACAATACCTAGTGCACCCGCGGGTGGCCAAGTCTTAGCCAGACAGTCTTCGGAC